AAGATTGCTGAGATGCGCAACCAGAAAGATAACGCCGAAGCCTTTGATAGGCTGGAAGGCGAGGTGCGCGAGCTTGACAAGCAGATCCGCCGCGCCGCGACGCTGGCTGAATTCGAGCGGCAGGCCGACGCCGAGCCCGATGCACGTTTCGAAACCGAGGTGCGCGCCTATAGCGTCGCGAAGGCCATTCGCGAAAGCGTCAATGGCAACCTTACGGGCCGCGAAGCCGAGGTTTCCGCCGAGCTTTCCAAGGGGCGCGAGGTCCGGGGCGTCATGATCCCGACTTCCGCCATCTTCGGTGAGACCCGCGCCATGACAACCGGCGGATCGGCTGGTAATACCGTCGCAACGAACCTGGGTGGCATGATCGACCGGCTTCGGCCCGTTCTTGCCGTACAGGGCATGGGAGCGACTGTTATCAGCGGCCTTACCGGCAATTTGGATCTGCCGAAGCTTACGGCCGGGCCGACCGCCTACTGGGTTGCTGAGGACGGCAGCACGACGGCTTCGGATAGCACGTTTGACAAGGTTTCCCTGAGCCCCAAAACCGTTTCGGGCGAAATGTATCTTTCGCGCCGTCTGGTGCTTCAGAATTCGGTTGCCATCGAAGACGTGCTGCGCCGTGACCTGGCCTTCGTGCTGGCGCAGGCGCTCGACTCCGCAGCCATCCAGGGTGGCGGCACGAATGAGCCGGAAGGGATCATCGAGGCCATCACGGCCAACGCAACAATCGAGACCGAGCTTTCGGATATCGCTGCCGACTTGATCGCCGCTCTGGAGATCGACGACGTTACCGGCACCACGGGCTTCCTAACCTCGCCGACCCTCATGGCAACTGTTCGGAAGATCAAGGACGAGAACGGGCGCATTATCCCGGCCTCGGAAATCTTCCACGGTGAGAAGGTGGTTGCCTCGAACAACGTGCCCGGTCAGGGCTCGCCGGCCGAGCAGCCGCTGATCTTCGGTGCCTGGTCGAACCTGATCATTGGCTACTGGAGCGGCGTCGACATCCTTGCTAATCCGTACTCGGACGCGAGCAAGGGCGGTCTCCGGCTCCACGCCTTCCTCGACGCGGATGTTGCCATCCGGCACGAAGAAGCCTTCGCGTGGAAGGGCGTTGCCTAATATGGCCTTGTCGCTCGAAGAGGCAAAAGAGCATCTCCGCGTCACGTTCGACTCGGACGATGCCTACATTCAGAGCCTCATCGATGCGGCGGCGGATTACGTCCAGGCGATCGGGGTGGGGATAGACTCCCCACCCCAGCCGTCCGTCACGCATGCGATGAAGCTGCTGATTTCCCACTGGTATAACGCGCGCGAGGCGGCAGGCGAGAAGCCGTCACAGGCCATCGCATTCGGTGTTGACGCCTTGCTGCAGCCGTACAGGGAGCAGTCGATATGATTGAGAAGAGAGCCGCCACCGAGGTGCGTGCGGAAGGCCGGAAGCTGGTTGGCTATGCCGCCGTATTCGGGCAGGAAGCGCGGATTGCGGACTTCGTTGAGAAGATAGCACCCGGCGCCTTTAGCCGTTCGCTAGCGGCTGGTGATGATATTCTGGCGCTGGCCGACCACGACCCTAAGCGCGTCCTTGCGCGCACCAAATCCGGCACGCTTCGGCTTTCCGAAGATGAGCGCGGCCTGCGTTTCGAGCTTGATGTGCCCGACACGACTGTTGGCCGCGACATCCTTGCGCTGGCGCAGCGTGGTGATCTTGGCGGTATGAGCTTCGGTTTTTCGGTCGAAGAAGGCGGCGACGACTGGTCGGGCGTCTATCGCACGCTGCGGGCGGTTAAGCTGCACGAGGTTTCGGTTGTCCAAAGCTTTCCGGCCTATTCCGGCACCAGCGTGTCGGCACGCAGCCGCAGGGACGAAAAAGACCGCAGGCTGGTGTTGCTAGAACTGGAGGCGCCCCATGTGGCCGTTTAACAGCAAGACCGAGGAACGCATCGCAACCAGCGACCCGTTCCTTGGCGAGTTTCTCGGTGCTCGCTGGCAGGCCCGAGCCGATATCGAGAAGGCCAGCGGCCATGCCGTCGCGCATCGGTGCATTAGCGTGATTGCCGAAAACCTAGCAGCTATGCCGCTGAAGGTGTATCGGCGGACGGAAGCCGGCGGCCGGGAAGCTGCAAGCGACCATCCTCTCTACGGTGTGCTGCATGATATGGCGTCGCCCACGCTTACGGCCTTCGAGGCGCGGGAAATGCTTGTTGCCAGCGTCCTGACGCACGGCAACGCCTACGCCGTAATCGAGCGCAACGGGCGTGGCCAAGTGACGGCATTGCATCCGCTTGTGGCTGGTAGCGTGACCGTTGAACTGCTGAAAAACGGCAGGCTGCGTTATAAGCACGCGCAACCCGACGGCGGTACGAAGACCTATCTTCAGGAAGAGGTGCTCCACCTTCGCTACAGGACGAAAGATGGCGTGTTGGGCCAGTCGCCAATTCAAATTGCCGCTGCGGCATTTGGGCTTGCGCTTGCTCAGCAGGACCAGGCAGGTGCACAGGCGGAAAATGCTTTCCGGCCGGCTGGGGCGCTTGTGTTTCCCGACAAGCTTGGCGGCAAGGAAGGCGTTATAGAGAAGTTCCGCGAGCGCTTCATCGGCTCGATGAAGGCCAACGAAGTCATGGTTCTCGACGGCGGCGCGGACTTCAAAACCTTCCAATTCAACAGCCGTGACAGCGAATTCCTTGAAAGCCGCAAGCTTTCGAATCTCGACATTTGCCGCGTCTTCGGCGTGCCGCCCACGGTTGCCGGCATCACTGATGACGCGACCTACAGCAACGTCGACGGCGAGTCGCGCGCCTTGGTTCAGCGATGCTTGGCGCCCATGGCGAAGCGCATTGAGCAGGCCATGAATTCGGCGCTGTTGACGCCAGAAAGCCGGAAAGTGTTCTTTGTGGAGCACGATTTGGCCGGCCTTCTGCGCGGCGACCTGACGACGCGATACAATGCCTACCGCGTCGGCCGTGAAGGTGGCTGGCTTTCCGCTAACGAGATTCGGCAGTTTGAAAATATGAGCCGCATCGACGGCGGTGACGAGTACGTGCAGCCGCTGAACATGGGAATCGTCGGCGCCAACGATAACCGCGGCAAGGTGGATGAGGCGGCGGCATGACGGCGGCTGGTGATCTGCGGGAGGAAGTCGGGTTTATGGCCCGGACGGTCGAGGATGACGGTTACGGCAACCCTGTCAGCGGCCCGTGGACGACGCAGTTCACATGCCCGGCGCGCATCCAGATCCTCCGCGGCTCGGAGACCGTCGTGGCGGCACGTCTGGCCGGTCAGCGGGTGGTGGCGATCACCATCCGCAACCAGCCGGCAGCGCTGGCTGTGGGCACCGGCTGGCGGTGCTATGATGTGCGGGCCGGGATGGTCGACGCCGAGACCCCGAAGCGGGTGTTCGATATCAAGGTGATAGAACCGGACAAGCGCGGGGCATGGGTGAATATCCTGGCCGAGGAAGGGACGCTGGGCTAAATCATCGTTAGGCCGCCCATTAGGCCATCCCCGAAAATCAATGCTAAGTTATTGATTTTATTAAGGGGATGGCGGAGAGGATGGGATTCGAACCCACGAGGCCCTTTTGGAGCCTACTCCCTTAGCAGGGGAGCGCCTTCGACCACTCGGCCACCTCTCCGGTGCCACGGACATAACCGCAACCCCCTAGGATTGCAAGGCGGACAAACGTTTCCAACATGCGAATTGCGTAGCCGGGGAGGGAAGGCTGGGCCTTATTGGACCATCAGATCGTTTCCCCTCAATTTCGGCCCGACAGGTGGATCACCGAATCGCAGACAGGCGATGTACCCGGTGTGATTCGTACCTGCCGAAGGTCAAAGGGAGCCGTTTAAAGAGCCCTATAAGGAAAAACCGGGCACATATGGTTACCGAATGGTGAACCCATACGGTCAGATCGTGGCTTTTGTGCAACAGATCCCCTGCATAGCGTCGTGCGGGCTCCGTCTCGCCGGCAATGGTGGTTGAACGCGGCTGCGTCATAAGTAATGTCGGCTGCGGAGAAGGGGCGCCTGGGGGCGCAACTTTTCAAACTTCGGGGATGGGGCAGGGAACGCTGTCCTTCAGCAAAAGATACCCAGACCCTTATTTTAGAACCTTTGACTGGAGGTCAGAAATGAACATCAAGAGCCTTCTGATTGGCTCCGCGGCTCTTTCAGCAGTCGCGACGGGCGCCCAGGCGGCCGATGCCATCGTCGTTCCGGAGCCGGAGCCGATGGAATA